TAGATTTTACTGATGATACTTCCTTGTTATCAGATGCAGAAAAACAAGAATTAATAGATACTTTAGAAGAAGCTGCTGCTTCACTTCAAGATAAATCAGATAAAATAGAAATGAATAAAATTAGAAAGAGGATAGAGAGTTAGTGACGCTTCCATATGAACATCCACAACAATCAAATGTTAAAGGTCAGACTAACAAAGATTCTGTTCAATCGTCTGAATTTACATTTCATCATGGTCATGTTGAAAAGGCTATAAATGCAATGAAAGATATAGAAGATCATATAGAACCGATCAATGATGTACCAAAAAATGTTAGTCAATGTGTTATATTTACATCTACGTTTGAGGACCCACTTCTCCATCCACATAAGTCAAATCTTATAGCCAGACCTTTATTTCGGGGTTTTAGTGATTCCATAACAAGAGGTGATTCGATAATTTATACGGAAATACCACGTCATTCAAAAAAATATTATTATCTTGGGCCTCTCAATACTACGAATGATCCTAATTATACCCCAGATGATTGGTATAATATATTAAAGCTTTACACGGAAGCTAAAGATTCGCCTGGCGGATATAATATGAATTATCCATTTGTGACAGATATTAGTAAAGTTAGTAAAAACAAAAATTACGATTTGGATAGGCCTTTTGGTATGGGTTTTGGTGAAATAGGTTCTGATGTGGAATTGGATTCAAATGTAACAGATTTGGTTCTTGAAGGTAGATATGGTAATTGTATTAGGTTTGGTACAAGATTTGTGAATCCTTATATTGTTGTTGCTAATAATAACGGCGCAGGGTCAGAAGGGGCGAACAATGGATCTATTATGGGATTATTATCAATCGGTCAAATATCAGATTATTTTCCAGATTTTACAGACTTATCGTCAAATAAAGTAATAATAAAAGGATATGAATCGAAGGAAAGTGGTTATAAAGGATTTCCAATTTGTGCTGGAAATGATAAGATAAGTGGGACAGTTGAAAAAAGCATTGGATTACAGGATAGATTTCATATAGATTATGGTAGTATAAAAGAAACTTCAGAAGAACAAACTGAATATGATCAGATAATAATGTTCTCTGATAGAATTACATTTGATGCTCAAGGAGAAAATGGTGGCGATTTAACCATGTCAGCAAAACGTAATATAAATTTTGGTGCTGGAAATAATTTTACATTAACAAATAAAGGATTCACAGTATTAGAGTCAAAGAATATTTATATAGGTAAGAGTGCTAAACAGCGATCTCAACCTATGGTATTGGGAGAAGAACTCAGAAGACTGTTGGTGAGCATATTGAGATTAATAAATGATTCTCGTGCTTTAGTTCAAGGAGTTCCAATACCATTAATGAAACAAGATTCGAGTCCATTGTTAGCAGACATTACAAAAATAATGCAAGAATTTAATTTAGGAATGATGCCACTACCTGGAGATACACCAGAATCACCTGATCCTGGATATAATATTCAAGTTGAAGAAGAAAAACCCTTGGGTGATAGAACAACTGGTGGTGCTACATTTTTTAGCAACCATCATTTCATAGAAACAAATAGGAGTTAATAAAATGAAGTTATCTGTATTTAAAAAGTTAATTAGAGAAGTAGTAAGAGAAGAATTAGATTATAGTTTTTCTCGACTTCGTAAAGAGTTAAAAGAAATAGTAGTTAAGAGTAATACTGTTAGTTTAGATAAAGTTACAAGCAAAACAACGAAAATAAAACGTGTTCCAGAACACACAAAATTTGCAAGTAATTCTAATTCTAATGTGTCTATTCCAAAAACTAAAGATAAAGTATTGAATCAGATGTTGACCGAAACGGCACAATCTGATGATTGGAAATCTATAGAATCGGAATCTGAAACTAAATCAGTAATGGATAATGCAAAAGAACTACCTGATCATTTAGCAAAAGCATTTAATAAAGATTATTCTGATGTAATGAAAAAAGTAGATGAGAAGGCGAGATTTAAAAATGGGTCTTGAAACTAATATAAAAACTGCTATAAAAAACAATTTATCTTATCTTGATAATAAAGGTGAAAAAGTGTTTCCATCTGATCCCAAAAAAGTTATTGATAATAAAGGTAATAAACCAGGCGAATCTGGATATAAAGATACGTTTGATAAAAAAGCAGAAGAAAAACTTGATCAATTAGCAAAAGATTTGTCAATCGCAATCAGGGATTTTATTGTTGCTCAAACGTTTTCTATTAAAAAAATGGAAGCTTCAGTAATTACCCAACCTTTGCCTGTTGCGACTCCAACTGGACCTGGTACTTTACTTCCAACTAAATTAACGGTGTCAGTTAAAGCACAAAAATTAGGTCCAGCTTCAATGAATCCTGTTGCTGGAGTTGAATCGATGGCTTCGGAAATAGGTATCGAGGAAACGGACATAATGGAATTAGTATAAAATGCCAATAATTGATAGAAGAAAAGATAGATTTATTGTTGATCAAGATACACGAGTAAGTGTTGGTATAGATTTTCCATTTGCACGAGTACCTAGTTCTGGTGATGGGTATTTTAAAACAAGTAAAACTACTATTGATGCAATAAAAAATAACATAAAGCTTCTTTTAAAGACCGAAAGGGGTGAAAGACTTTTTCAACCATTTTTGGGGATGGATTTAAAACGATTTGTATTTGAACAAATTACAGAAGATATTAAAATTCAAATTGAAAATGATATTGTTAATGTGTTTGAAACTTGGCTTCCATTTGTAAATTTAGGAGACATTCAGATAACTACAGATCAAGATAATAAAATTAACATTAATATAATATTTAATATTAAGAGAGCACCAAGTTCTCTTGAATCGGTTGGAGTTGTTTTGGAGTAAAAAAATGGCATATTCAGAAAAACAGAAATTTAAACCATCGAATATTACTTATGTAAGTAAAGATTTTTCTACGATTAAATCGGACTTGGTTGAATACACCAAAGCTTATTTTCCAGACACTTATAAAGATTTTAACGAAACGTCTCCTGGTATGATGTTAATTGAATTAGCAAGTTATGTCGGTGATGTATTGTCTTATTATATAGATTATAATTATAAAGAAAATGTTTTAGCTACTGCAACTGAACGTCGGAATGTTCAAAGGCTTGCAGAGTTTATGGGATATAAAACCACAACCACAACTCCAGCTTTAGTAGAGCTAAGGGTTTCTCACAATATTGGTGCTGATGAAAATGGATGGCCAGATTTTTCAGGTTTAGTAGATGATACTTACATGATACCTTCCGGATTACAGATAGCATCAAACGTGAATTCAGAATTGATATATGAGACGTTGGGTGAGATAGATTTCACGATCTCTAGTTCAGCTGATGTAATAGGAGGGGGGATTGGATTACCTACATCTTATAATACCAATGGTATTGCTGACGGATATACTTTAACAAGGTATATTAATGCGATTTCTGGTGAAACAAAAACAAAATCTTTTACTATATCAAGTCCAACTAAATTTTTAGAATTGGATTTGGGTGTATCAAATGTTATTGAGATATTAGATTGTAGAGATAGTTCTGGTCAGAAGTGGTATGAAGTAGATTATTTAACACAAGATAGAATACTTAAACAAACCCATTATTTAACTGATGGAAGAGGACGTGCTGATAATCAGGATCCAGTGGGTGGTCTTTCTGCTTCTATCGATATACCATATACTTTAGAGTATATTAAAACCAATAAGAAGTTCGTTAAGAAAACCGATCCTAATACAAATACAACTAAACTTCAATTTGGAAATGGTTTATATAGACTTAATATATCGGGTTCATCTGGTGCAAGTCTTTTTTCAATAATAGAACAACAAGGTATTAGTTTGGCTGGAGTTCCTAATTCGGTTATAAATGCTAGTATTAATAATTTGACTACAAATAATTCATTAAATTTAGGCGAGACCCCAGCAAATACAATTATGACGGTTAAATATAGAGTTGGTGGTGGGTCATTTTCTAATGCACAAGCAGGCGAATTATCTGTTATAAAGAATGGACCTACTGGTATAAGCATAACAAATGATGAACCTGCAAGTGGGGGGACAGATGGTCAAACAGTTGATGAGATTCGTGAAAATGCAAAAGCATATTTTGCTTCACAGCTTAGGTGTGTGACTCGTGAAGATTATCAAGCTAGAATTTTAAATTTACCTGCTAAATTTGGAAATATTGCTAAGTGTTATGTCCATAGAAATAATGATATAAGTAGTTTGAAAGTATATACTATGTCTTATAATAATCGTAGACAATTAGTACAAACTCCTGAATTGATATTGAATAATTTAAAAATTTATTTAGAACAATTTAGAATGATAAATGATTCTTTAGATTGCGGATTTAAATTAAATAATATAATGTTTTCTGGTTATCATATAAATTTTGGAGTTAATTTTGAAATTAATGGTGATAGAAGATTTAATTTTGCGGATGTTAAATTAGGAGTTATTGCAATAATAAGAGACTTCTTTAAAATTGAAAAGATGCAATTTAAACAAGCAATTAATTTGGGTGATTTGAAATATAATATTTTAAGTCTTGACGGGGTTGTTGGAATTAAAACCCTTAGATTATTTCAAAATGTTGCAAGTATAAATGATTTTGCAGGTGATAGTAGACAATTGGCTTATTATAATGCGAATGGTACAGTAATAACGAATGGAGAATCAGAACATGGTTTTTTATATGAGATGGGTAATGCAACTGTAGATGATATAGTTAGACCATCAGCAACACCTGCTATATTTGAACTTAGAAACCCAAATGGGGATATTTACGGGAGAGTTGTGTAATGCATAGATTTTTCTTCGCAACTAAAGACGCTTTTATTAGTAGTGGTTCAAACCAAATTACTGGTGAAACTTGGTTAGATAAGAATACTGGTCAAGATGAAATACTTGAATTGAAGAAAGTATTTTGGGATAGAAAATTTCATTATCCAA